CCCTGGCGTCGACAGGGCGAGCGCGTACGCTTCGGTGCCGTCTTTGCCGGCGCCGGAGAACGCCCCCTCGCAGCCGTCGAACGTGCCGGCGGGGATCGCCTTCGCCTCGTCGTAGACGAACAGCAGACTGTCGGCGTGCGCGCCCTCGATCAGCGCCGAGTTAGCTGACGCGGCGGCGAACGCGGCCCCGTGGGTCAGCTTCAGGTTGATGTTCTGCAGTTCGTGGGCGCGGGAGAACGGGCGCCCGTCGCGGACCTTGTCCCACCGCAGTTTCCCGGCCCACTTGTGGATCTCCGGCCAGGTGTACGCGGTCAGCTGGTGCCATGACCCGGCGGTCGTGACGACTTTCCAGTCGACCCCGGCCGCGTCCCGGGTCAGGGCGAACCACAGCACCGCGATGGCGGACAGGCTGCTCTTACCCAATCCATGGGGCCCTCGGACAGCCTCGCGTTTCCGCTCGGGCAGCTCGCCGAGGATCTCTTCCTGGTACGCGGTGAGGCCGTCGCCGTCACCCCAGTTGATGCAGTCCGCGGCGAACGCGACCGGGTCGTTGTAGTAGCGGGCGACGCCCTGCTTGATCCTCGCCGCGCGGTGCTGGAGTTCCAGCAGGTAGCGCAGGCGGTCAGGCGGTGCCTGGATTCGCAGGGTCATTAAGGGCCAGTTCGGATTCAAGGTCGGCGATCTGCGACTCGACCATGTCGGCGGTGATCACCTCCACCCGCGACTGCGCCGGCTCGTCGTAGCCGTGCATCCTGGCCCGCCGCTCCAGCAGCCGCAGGATCACGGTGGTGTGCACCGCGATGGGCCCGTCGTCGAGGACGTCCTCGAACACCGGGATGGGCTTGCCGTCATCGTCGAGTTTCTCGATGCCGTCCTCATGGCGCTCGATGCCGACGAACTGGCGGACCGCCCGGCCGTTGGAGACGGCGACGTGCCGCCGTTCGAGTGCCTCCCAGTTCTTCTCGATGAGCCGGTCGAGGCGCTCGAAGTCGAGGCGTTTCGCCGCCGCCGCGCCGGGGGTGACGATGAGGGCGTACGCGCGGTCGATCGCCTTGGTGACGCTGCCCCGCCCCGCGTAGCCGAGCTCGGCGGCGATCCGCTCGTGGGTCCACCCCTGGCCGTGGAGGTCGGCGGCGCGCATGTCGCGGGCGGCTGAGGCGGGGGTGCGGCGGAACCGGCCGTTGGCGCCGCGTGTTTCCCTGGTCATGGTGTTTCCCCGGTTGCGGGGTTGTGGAGGCGCTCGTCGGCTTCCCTGCTCTGCGGGGCGGGGCGGGCGGGGGTTTCCCCGGCGAGGCGGCCGCGGATGCTGCCGGCGAGCTCCGCCGCCTCGGTGCCGGGCTGGAGGTCGGCGAGGCGGGCGATGTCCGCCTCGATGCCGGCCAGGTCGCCGGCGACGACCGTCCCGGCGGTGACGGTCGCGACGTGGCTGTCAGCGGCGAACAGGGCGGCGAGCGACGCGGACAGGTTCGCGGCGTCGGTGCTGGCGTTGCAGTAGAAGCTGATGAACGTGACGAAGACGACCTCGCCGGACAGGCTGGTGAACCAGTGGAGGAACCCGCCGCCGGCCCCGCACCAGTGGGCGACGATGAGGGCCATCGCGATCAGCCACACGAAGGTGCGGATACCGCTGAACGCGGTCAGCCAGATCGCGAGCTCCCGCTGCCGGGCGAGGTGGCTGTGGGGGAGGGCCCTGGTCGCGGAGCGGCGGAACACGCGGGAGCGGAGGGCGGGCAGGATCCGGTAATGGCGGTCGGGGAGGAGCAGGCGGCGGCGGGGGCGCGGCGGGCCGGTCACAGCCACAGGCCGACCGCCCCGCAGGCGGCCCCGGTGATGATCAGCAGCCCGAACGTCTCCACGACCGCCAGCATGCCCCGCTCCGGCCGCGCCCAGCAGATGACGACGGCGACCGCGGCGCAGAGGCACAGGGCGGCGGTGAGGGCGGGTGCGCCGCCGCTGAACGAGTAGGGGACGGCGGGGACCGCGCAGCCGGCGAGGGACGCGACCCCGATCGCGATCGGGGGGGCCCAGCCGGAGCGGGAGTCGCTGATCCGCTGCCCGTTCGCCATCGAGAACAGTTCGGCGACGCCGCCGGAGAGGGCGGCGGCCCAGACGGCGCGGGGAGGCTGATGGGAGACGATCATGCCGGCGATGAGGCCGAGGACGATGCCGAGGCCGTCCGCGGCGCCGAATGTGGCGACACGGCGGATGATCGCCGGGTCACGCGGCGCGGCGTGGCGGGTGGTGGCCATGATGCTAAGGGTAGCGGTGGTGCACGTGCAGACGCGCGAGGCGGGTGCACGTGCAGCGCTTTACAGGGTCACGGCCTGCGCCCCTTCACCCACGCCATCCGCCCCACCCACCCCGTGAACACCCCCACCTCCCACCGGACGCCGAAAAAGAAATGAGCGAACACGGGGAACACGGACAGGCACACCATGCCCGCGACCCCCACCGCCAGCGTCAAGGCCGTCCACAACCTCCGGTGTCTCACTTGCCCTCCAAGTCGTCAGCCATTCAGTCCACCTCGATCGGCTCGGAGTACGTGACGGTGAACTGCCGCGGGAAGCACTCCGGGTGACCGCACACGCGCATCTCGCCGTTCACCGGGGCCACCGTGCCCACCGGTCTCGTCTCGTTCCACGAATGGCCGCACGACGCCTGCACCCCGATCTTGATCATCCGGCCCAGCCGCTCGGTCATCGGCCGCGCCTCCTCCGCGCCAGAGTCCTGCGCCGGTACTCACGGTGCATGCCGCTCAGGTCGGGCGCCCGCACCCAGAGTGTCGCCGGGCCCCAGATCACGATCATGACGGCAGTTCCCAGACCTGCCCGAACACCTCAACCACCCGGGGCGGGGCCGCCTCATCCTGGTGGATGGCCAGGTCCGGGTGCATGCCCCCCATCCTGCCGCTGTTCAGTGCCCGCCTCGTCCCGCCCCGCTTGTGCTTCTTGCGGCTCCGCTGACCCGGCGTCAGACTGGTGTTCTCCTGCCCCGCCTTGATCAGCGCGAGGACATCCGCCACCGACCCCCCCGTGTACCCGGCCTGGCGCCTGATGTTATCCACGACGCCGCTCCGACCTTGACGTGCGGCGCGGCTGGTTCCGCATGAGACGCTCGAAGTGGACGCCGGGCTCGTACCGCCAGTCCTGCGGCAGCTCCGTCCCGCCAGAGCGCACGATGTGGTCGTCGAGCGCGGCGACCAGCACGGCCAGCGGGTCGCCCCTGGCCTCAAGGTCGTCGGCGTGGCACAGGTCGCGGATCTCCTCAAGCGCGTCGTCCGGGTCGAAGCCCGCCAGTGGGTCGCCGTCGTCAGCCATCGCGCACCTCGGTCTCGTGGGAGTACATGCGCTCATGGTCGAGCATCCCGGCTTGCATCGTCGCGGACAGGCGGCAGTCCTGCGCGTGGGGTCCGAGCTGCCGGGTGCCGCAGCAGGCACGCAGGCTGTCGTCGTGGTCCTCGCACGGCTCACGGTCCGTTCCGGCGATCAAGCCCGCTGCTTCCTCCGGGCTCGCCGCGCAGGTGCTCATCAGGTGCCCGATCGCCTCCTGCTCCCTGATCGCCCCGGCTTTGACAGCCGACCGGAGCGCCATGGCCATGGCGGCAGGATCCTGAACGGTCTGGTGCACCTCGAACGGCCCAGCGAGATGACCGGGCGTCGTGGCGACCGTCACCCTGTCCGGTGCCCCGTTGTTCCCGTACTGCATGGTGGCGATGTTCTCGAACGGCACGAAAACCAGGTAGCCCTTGACGCTCATCGCGTCTTCCCGCTCATGTCGTCGCGGGCGCGGCGCACCGCGCGGTCAACCATCTCAACCCACCGCGGGGACATCTCCCCCGGCCACAGCACCTCACCGGTACGCGGGTCAGCCGCGTACTCGACGAGGGCGACCGTGCCGCACCAGGTCTGGCTGACCCGGCCGTCGGACAAGGCCCGCAGGACCGTCTCGGCGACCGGGTTCGGGTCGTACTGCCCGGGGAACAACTGCGCGATGTCGGAGGCGAGCACCCTCAGCGGGCCGCGCCCGGGGATGCGGGCGGCGGCCACGTGGGCGGTGGTGAGCGCGCCCGGCGCGACCGCCCCGCCCACCATCGCCTCCACGACCGCCGTATCCGCGAGCGGGTACCAGGACAGTTCCCCCGCCGGGGTGATCACCGCATAGGCGTCAGCCATCGCTTACCCCTTCCCATTCACTGGCGATGATGACACAGCGGCCCATCAGGTCGCCTCCCCGCCGTCGTTCACGTCAGCCGCCCTTGCCTATCCGCACGCCTTCAAGGTGGCTGGCCGACGCCGTCTCGATGTAGGCCAGCGTCCTATCGCGCGGAGCGCGCCCGAGAGCCTGCCGCGTGGCCGGGTTTTCGTCGCGGTAGGCCAGCGCCTCGGCCAGCCACCAGATCATGCCGTAGCACTCCTCTAGCGCCTCGGTGACGTCGCCGCCGTTCTCCAGCATCGAACCATTGCCGTAGGTGCTGTCGTACGGGGTGCCGTCGTCGTTGGTCATGTGGCCAAAAGAGCCAGCCATGCCGCAATCCTCCTGCTCGTCTCAGTCCTGCCATTCGCTTGCGATGATTCCGAGCAGCCGGGCCACCCTCGCGTCCCGGCCGCAGTCGCACGGCCGGCCTGCCCGATCAGGGTCCGCGCACCCGGACCCCGGCTCGCCGTCCGTGCCGTACTCATGCGGAGAGCGGTCAGGGTGCTTTCCGCGTCGTCCTCGCGGATGTCCTCGGCCAGCACCACGACGTAGCCGGCATGCCTGTCAGTCACTGCTGCTCCCGCCGTTCGTCCTCAAGCCACTGTTGCTCCCGCCGCTCTGTCTCAAGCTGCTGCCGCATCGTCTCCACAGTCCCCGAACCGGTATCCCGCCCCGCGCACACCGGGCAGTAGGAGGGGCCCCGGCCTGCCTTTGCCTCCGCCGCGAAGTGCTCGGACATATGCGACAGGTCGGCCTGTGTCGCGCCCCCGACCCAGCCGGCCGGGCGGCAGCGCCCCGGCCGCTCCGGGGCCAGCGCCGCGAAATGCTCGGCCGCCCGTTCGTCGTGTTCGGGCAGTTCGCTGACCGGCCGCCAGCGCCCGCCCGGACCCGTCATCGGGGCGGACACGGTTTCGGGCGCGGTCTTCGGGACCATGCAGCCGGGGCAGTCCGGTCCGGCATCCATCGGGCGCGGGGCTCCGCAGTCCGCGCACGCGGGTACGAAGGGGTGCCGCGACCAAGCCTGATCAGGCCCCCACCGCCTGGTGTCCCTGAACCAGCGCATCGCGGGGCCTTTATGTGACCCGTCGCACTTGCCGCACTCGCACCGCTCCGCCGGAACCTCAAGCTCCGCAGGCGGTTCGGTCGGCTCCCAGCCGAGCCCGGTCTCAAGCTCAGCCAGCCGCCGGTAGTCCTCCGGGGTCATGGGCGGGTGATACGGGCGGCGGGCGATCCGGCGGAGAACATTCTCGCGGACCGACATGGCGCGGGCGTTAGCCGGCGGGCCGGCGAGGCCAGGCCGGAGACTGTCGGTTAGCGCGAGCGTCCCGAGCGTCCTCCGCTGCCGGCCGATCAGGCGCGTCTGCCGGACGATCATCACCACGCAGCCGATAACCGCCGCCGCCGAGAACGGCGCCAGGATCAGCGCCACGAGACCCCCATGGGGGGTGTTGACGGCGAGCATGACGGCATTCAGGGCGGCGGCGAGGAACGCGGCAACGCGGAGGGCCCGCGTCCGCCTGATGTCGCGCTGGACATCGGTCACGCTCATCGCTGCCCCCCTGAGGCGTGCCGGCGGGCCGGGCTGGGGTCGAGCCACAGCAGGTCATCGTCGGCCAGCTTCGCGCACAACTCGCGGATCTGATCGTGGATCTCGGCTGTCTCCCTGTTGAGCCGCTTGATCTCGGTGTTCGACCGCTCCACCTCATTGCGGCGGCGGTCCAGGTAATCCGAGCCGACGTGCTTGGCGATGTGGTCGTTAAGCCCGGTGATCCGCCTGCGGTAGTCGTCGAGCATGTCCTCGTTCCGCCCGGCGGCGCGGCGCAGCGAGATGATCTGCTGCAACTGCACCTCCACGCGCGGGTTCGGGTGGGGGTCGCGCGGCGGAGGCTCAGGGTGGCGTCTGGTCAGCCTCATGTTCCGCTCCCCTGTCCGGCGCCGAGGTGGGTGACGATCAGCGCGTACCCGTCCCGCCCCCCAGGCCGGCCGCCCTTCCCGATCCGGACCTCAACAGTCTCCGGCAGGTCGGCGGCGTCGAGGGATGACGCCATGAGCTCACCCGGCGCCCCGATCTTCGTCCCCACCACCGG